TGGTACCTGACGCAGCTGACGTGGTGCAGGAGCTGTATAATGCCTATGACGAGGCGTGTGCTTGGTACCGTGACGCCACGGGGAAGGGGAACTTCTTCGATGCTCCGTTTGAGATGAACGAGGATGGGTCAGCTGTGGTGCGGTTGACGGCTAAGCCTGCTTATGGGGAGTTTCCACTGCCTGTGGTGGATGCTGAGCTGAATCCTCTGGCTCGTGACCTGAAGATCCGTGAAGGCTCGTTGTTGATCGCTGCCATCAAAACCACTTACATCCCTCGTAAGAGCCCTAAGGGGGGCCTCAGGCTGTGTCCTAAGGGCATTCAGGTCCTGAAGGCTGTAACGCTTAACGGACAGGACTCAGGGGACTTTGACGTGACCACTGCGTTCAAGAAAACCAAGGGGTTTAAGCAAGCAGCACCTAACGTGCAAGAGCTTGCTACTGTTGGTGCCGACTCTGATACCGACTTCTGATCGGTGATTGCTTATGGCCCGACGATTCCACAAGTACGGCAAACGCCAAGCTGACGGGTTTCGTTCGGGCTTTGAGGGCAGAGTTGCTGATCACCTCAAAGCTGCTGGTAGTGACTGGACTTACGAGAGTCGTAGCTTCAATATCCAGATACCCAGGAGTTATACGCCCGACTTCTTCCTCGAAAACGGAGTCGTGCTGGAGGTGAAAGGTTTCTTTGATGCGGAAGATCGGAGGCTCATCAAGCTGTTCAAGCAACAGCACCCTGGTGTAGACATCCGAATGGTTTTTCAGAAGCCGCATCAGAAGCTCACCAAAACAGGCGTGATGACTTACGCGCTGTGGTGTGAGAAGTACAACGTCCCCTGGTGTGAAGGGCCGTCTGTTCCATCTGACTGGTTAGCGGTCTAAGACCTGCTACACTTTGATCGGATAAAGGAAAGGACACCGGACCTCCAGGGGAAGCACATACCCTCTGGAGGTCTTTTTATGTCCCGCGTTGTAGGCAGACAACACTGCCCACGCTGTGGATCACGCGACAACGTTGCAGTTTATGAAGATGGGGGACAGCACTGCTTTACCCCTGGCTGCGGTTACCACCTTTCTGTCTCTGGTTCTATACAGATGCCACCCTTTGTCCAAAACGAAACTCAAAACCAAGAGATCACACCGATCCTTGGTAGCTACGTACCACTCAAGAAGCGAGGTATTAGCGACACCACCTGTAAGCAGTTTGGGTACTTCAAAGGTACCTATGGCGACAGTGAGGCTTACTACTGGCCGATCTACGACAAGGAACGTCGGCTAACTGGCTACAAGATCCGTAAACCCAACAAACAATTTGTTCAACATGGCACCAATCCTGATAACACGTTTCTTGGACAGGAAAAATGGGGTAGTGGTGGGAAGCTGCTCGTTGTATTCGAAGGGGAGTACGACTGTCTCTCTTACGCTGAGGTCCGCAAGTCCTGGCCTTGTGTCTCGCTGCCGAACGGCGCTGATTCAGCGGAGAAGTGCATTAGGGCGAATCTTGATTGGCTCCTGAAGTTTGAGGAGATTATCCTTTGCTTTGACAACGATGAGCATGGCCAGAGAAGCGCCCAGAAGGCCATCCAGCTGCTTCCACCACGCCGAGGGAAGATTGGCAAGCTAGAGGGCTATAAGGACGCCTCTGAGGCCCTTCAAGCGGCCAATGGTAAAGCCATCATGCAGATGGTTTGGACAGCGGCTGAGTACGAACCTGATGGGATCATCAGCGGTAGCAAACTGCTACAGATGGTCCTTGAGGATCCCAAGGTCAGTAGTGCCAAGTATCCCTACAGCTTCTTGAATGAGAAGCTTCACGGGTTGAGGAAAGGCGAGCTGGTCACTATCACGGCTGGTACCGGGATCGGGAAGTCAACTTTTGTATCTGAAATTGCTTATGACTTACTGGTTAACCAAAAAGAAACAGTTGGTTATGTGGCTCTCGAAGAAAACATTAGACGGACTGCCCGGCGTTTTGTGGGTATGGATCTTAATTACCCTGTCCATATTGACCGAGGCCACTTCACCGATGAACAAATTGAAACCGCCTTTGACGCAACTCTCGGAACTGGTCGGTTATTCCTTTACGACCATTTTGGTTCTCTCGACCCTACCGTTCTGCTTAACCGTATACGCCATTTGGTTACTGGTTGCGGGTGCTCGTGGATCGTATTTGATCACCTATCGATTCTTGTTAGCGGCCTTGACCAAGGTGACGAAAGGAGAGCCATCGATCAAACGATGACTAAGTTACGCAGTTTTGTTGAAGAAACAGGCTGCGGAATGCTTCTTGTATCTCACTTACGCCGTCCTACTGGAGACAAAGGTCACGAAAACGGGGCCCAAACAGCTCTGTCTCAACTTAGAGGTAGTGCAGCCATTGGGCAGCTCTCGGATATTTGCATTGGTCTTGAACGAGATCAACAATCTAAGAGTGAAGATGACGGCACAATCGTCAGGGTTCTTAAAAATCGTTTCACAGGTTGGTGTGGTCCCGCTGGGTCTGTGAAATATGAAGGAAGTACAGGCAGAATGTTGGAGTTTAAAAATAGCGGTACATCTCGATCCGCCGAATTCAATGATCCTTTTGAAACCGACTTTTGACATCCACATTTCGGAAATGAATCCGAAGAAAGTGTCTGTACTTGCACTCACTGAGAGTGCTAAACGTTCCTGTCAGTCCTTTTTCAAGTCCAATGACAGCCTCATCACGCTCTTCTACGAGCAGCTCGACGACTTCCTTGACTACTGCGAAGACAACGGAATTTCCTATTGCTTCGACGATAACGTTCGACGTTGAGACAAACGCGTTAAAGCCTCGTGATGTAACAACGATTCACTGTTGCGCACTACGCAACGGAGAAGAAACTGTTCTTTATGAGGATCCTGAGGAGTGGTTATCAATCCTTGAGAACGCTGAAGTACTTGTCGGGCACAACATTATTCAGTACGACATTCCCTGTATTCAGTCTGTTTACCCAAGGTTTAAACCAAAGGGAAGGTTGATTGATACGTTAATTTTGTGCCGGATGTTTTACTCAAACATTAAGGAGATCGACTTCAAGCACAAATGGCCCACCATGCCACTACAGCGGTATGGCAGCCACAGTCTTGAGGCTTATGGGTACCGTCTAGGTCACGCCAAGCAACACGCTGAGCTGACTGATTTCTCGGTGTACACAAAAGAAATTGGCGAGCGTTGTGCGTGTGATGTTGATCTGAACGTTAAGCTGTGGAACAGGTTGCAACCTAAGGTCGAAAGCGTTCCCTGCGCTGTAGATCTTGAGATGAGATTCGCAAGACTCATCGCCCTGCAGGAACGATCTGGGTTTGGCTTCGACGTTAAGGGAGCGTTGGAGTTAGAAGCCGAGATCAATGAACAACTGAATACTCTCAGCGAACGATTGAGACAACGGTTCCCGTTCGTTGACGGAGGAGTCTTTACTCCTAAACGAGACGACAAAACTCGTGGTTACGTTAAAGGGGTTCCATCAACCCGCTTAATCGAGTTGAACCCTAACTCTAGGGATCACATCGCTTGGGCACTTAAAACTCACCTCAATTGGCAACCAGAGGATTTCACTGCAACTGAAAAACCAAAGGTTGACGAAACGGTTTTGTCTAAGGTTTCAGGGGCTGATGATTTCGTAAGTTATCTGACGCTCCAGAAACGTCTCAGTCAACTAAGTACTGGTAACAATGCTTGGTTGAAACTAGTTGATGCAGACAACAGGATTCACGGCAGTGTGATTACTATTGGCTGTGCTACGGCTCGCTGTGCCCACGTCAGCCCCAACATGGCCCAGGTACCTGCCGTCAGGTCAGTCCTGGGACCGGAGTGTCGAGCTCTGTTTGGACCTGGCAAATTGTTCGCCTCCGGGGGGAGACGGGTATGGAACACCAAACAGGTTGGCGTGGACCTCAGCGGGATCGAAGCACGATGCCTAGCGCATTACCTTTGGCCCTTTGATGACGGCAAGTTTGCTGATGAAGTATTGAATGGAGACATTCATACTGCAAATCAAAACGCTGCTGGTCTTACAAGTCGTGATCAAGCCAAGACTTTTTTCTATGCCTTGATGTACGGAGCTGGAGCTGAAAAGCTTGGGCTTATCACAGGGCAAGATGGAGGAAAGCTTAAGAAGAAGTATTTCAAAAACATGCCAGCGCTTGCTCGGTTGACTGAACTGGTCACTGACAAAGCAGAAGCTGAAGGATTTGTTAAGGCCATTGATGGTCGACAGATACAGATCCGTTCAAGCCACAGCGCTTTAAACTTCCTGCTTCAAAGCTGTGGAGCACTCATCAGCAAACTTTGGTAC